TTGAAGATTTTAAGAAAGACAGCAATATAGAAGATGTAGAACATGTGATACAGATTGTGCCTTGGTGTCTGAAAAGGATAGAGAAAAGAGGGTACTTTTACTCTGACATTTTCCCAAAACCGCAGCATGGAGGGGATAGAGAGATACACGTGTTAGAGATAGTGATGAGAGTTTGCCAGCTTTTTGTAGAACATATATCTAGATCTCTGTGTGAAATGACACCTTCTGATGTTTTAATGCATCCTAAGTGGAAGTCAACCTTTGTTTCTAATCATTATAAACAATCTGATGCTGAACTTGATGCTAGAAGGATAACAATGGGGAAATCAGCCGATGCAGCCAAGTGGTGTCAGAGAAATCATTCTTCCAAATTTGCAGCTATTTTAGCTAGCTTCTTACCCAAGTGGATGTTGGACCCAGTGTTAAGGGTCTTGCAATTATGGACTAGTAAGGTTATATGTTTTCCTATACAGTTCGTAGCTAATTTTATTGCTAACAAAACAGTTAAATCTAACAAAATCTATGAGAGAATGAGAGAAGAATTCTTTTCTGGGACTGGTATCTTTAAAGATGCCATTAGCAATAGAATGACCATAAAATCTGGTATGATGCAAGGGATACTTCACTACACTAGCTCATTTGTTCATGGTGTTGTTCAAGAAGCAATGGTCTTGCTGCAGAGTAGAGTCTTGAAGTCTAGAGGAATCCAATCAGTTATAACTATGGCACAAGGTAGCGATGACTCAGCTGAACTGATTAGTTTGAGTGGGAAACCAGTCAGTCAGCTAATGTCAGTTGCAACTACAATGTTACACTGGAAGGAAAATATTTCAAAACATATTGGTATTTATACGAGCAGGGCTAAATCATGTATTGGATCCTCAGATATGATAGAATTTAACTCAGAGTGGTACACAAGGAAGAACTCTATAATGCCGACCTTCAGATGGGTGACAGCATGCTTGGAGGTTGGAGTGGTGGAGAAATTCATTGATAGAGTGCATAACTTTTATGGCACCTCAACAAATGTGTTGGAGTCTGGAGGAAAAGTTCTAGAAGTGGCAATCATACAAGAGTGCCAAGCCTGGATGCATTATCTAATGCTAGGTCTTGGAAATCATGTACTGTCAGAAGACATATCAGATTACCTTATCAAATTAAAAGATCCATCTCTAGGTTACTTCCCACTAGATAGTGATGTAAATGCAGGGATAACTGGAGTTGATTTCCAATTATTCAAGTATCATAAGGATTCAAGTTATGGTTATGGTGTTGGATATAGCAGAGTGAATCAAGCAGAATTAACTATGTTTGATGAGGATACAAAAGATCCTTCAGTGTCACAAAGTCTAAGAAAAGTTAAACTACGGTTTGGGAACAATAAAATATTCACTGATCTACTGAGAAGAATGTCTGTTCCAGAGTTAGAAGCTTTGATGGAGGAGGTGGAAAATGATCCTAAAATACTATACTACCCCCCCAGAAGATGGAACGGAAGTAAGCTGATGATCTTCATGAAACTGTTTGAACCTGG